TCCATCTCGCTCTCTGTACGTTTCAGGGAAGCAAGAATTGCGTGGAGACTTAGGGGAATCCGATGCCGCGTAAGTTGAAACCGCCCTCGTTGCGCCAGCGCCGCAACAAGGCGAGCACTCGCGCCACCCTGCGCGCGGGTGGGATGCGCGCTCCTGCGCTGCCGGTGCGGGGGTGCCCCTGTGGTGGCCCGGTGGAGTTGCCGAAGCCGCCGCGGGGCAAGCGGAAGCGGGGTTGGCCGCGGAAGCCGCCCGAGGTCTGCGCGGAGTGCCGGGGGACGGGGACGCTGCCCTGGCATCACCTGACGGTGGCGTGGTGGGGGCGGCTGTGGGCTTCGCCGATGGGACCGGAGTACATCGAGAGCGACGTGGACGCGCTGTACATCACGGCGGGGCTCGTCGAGGCGTTCTGGCGCGGCGGCACGGCCGACAAGGCGCTCGCCGCGGAGATCCGACAGGAGATGGCGCGGTTCGGCGGGTCGCCGCTCGACCGTCGCCGGCTGGAGTGGGGGCTGGAAGAGCCGGATGAGGCGGGCGCAGCCGTGGCGCCGCCTGAGCCTGAGAAGCCGCGCGACGACCCGCGCAACGTGCTGCGGATGGTGAGGCCCGCGTGAGCATCCTCGTGGTCCCCTCGCTTGACGAGGAGCCCTGGCCGACGCTGGGCGGGCAGGTGTGCGCGTGGATCGAGGCGAACCTGACGTTCGGGCCGGGGGACCTGCGGGGCCAGCCGGCGAAGCTGGACGCGGAGAAGCGGGCGCTGATCTACCGGGCCTACGAGGTCTTCCCGCGGGGCGTCGAGCGTGCGGGCCGGCGGCGCTTCAAGCGCGTCGCGATCTCTCTGCGGAAGGGATCGGCCAAGACCGAGCTTGCGGCGTGGCTCGCGGCGGCCGAGCTGCATCCGCGCGCGCCCGTGCGCTGCATCGGGTGGGACAAGGCGGGCAACCCGCTGGGCGGCCCCGTGACCGACCCCTTCATCCCGGTCGTGGCCTACACCGAGGAGCAGTCCGAGGAGCTGTGCTACGGTGCGCTCAAGACGATCCTCGAGCACTCGAAGGTGGCGCGGGACTTCGACATCGGGATGGAGCGGATAATGCGGGTCCGCGGCGACGGGAAGGCGCTCGCGGTTTCGACCGCGCCGGGCCCTCGCGACGGCGCCCGGACCACCTTCCAGGTGTTCGACGAGACGCACCGCTTCGTCCTGCCGCGGCTCCGCAAGGCTCACCAGACGATGCTCGCGAACATGCCGAAACGGAAGGCGTCGGACGCGTGGTCGCTGGAGACCACCACCGCTGCGGCCCCTGGCGAGAACAGCGTAGCCGAGCAGACGATGCACTATGCCCAGGCCGTCCACGAGGGCAGGGTCCGGGACTCGCGGCTCTTCTTCTTCCACCGCCAGGCTGACGACGGCCACAAGCTCGACACGCCGGAGGACATCCGGGCGGCCGTGCTCGAGGCATCCGGTCCGGTGGCGTCGTGGAGCGACGTGGACGCGATCGTGGAGCAGTGGAACGACCCGAGCGCGGACAAGACCTTCCTCGAGCGCGTGTGGCTGAACCGCATGGTCCGGGCCTCGGAGCGCGCGTTCAACGTGGCGCGCTGGGCCGAGCTCGCGCGTCCCGATCACGTCGTGCCCGCGGGTGCCCTGATCACGCTGGGCTTCGATGGATCGCGGACGAACGACTCGACGGGGATCGTCTGCACCGAGGTCGAGACGGGCTTCATGTGGCTGGAGAAGGGCTGGGAGAAGCCCGAGGGCGTCGAGGAGTGGGAGGTCCCGCAGGCCGAGGTCGAGGCCGCCATGGAGGACCTCTTCGACCGTTTCGACGTGTGGCGGCTCTACGCCGATCCGCCCTACTGGGAGACCGTGACGGCGGGCTGGGCCGGGAAGTTCGGGGACGCTCAGTGGCTCGACGTGGCGGGCGAGAGCAAGACGGGGCCTCGGGTCGCCCTGTTCCCGACGATGCGGCATCGGAAGATGGCCGACGCGACTCGTTCGTTCGCGAACGCCATCGCCGACGGGAGCCTCACGCACAGCGGCGATCCCGCCCTTGCGCGCCACGTCGGCAACGCGCACCGGAAGGACTTGTTCCAGAAGGACGAGGACGGCGCGCCGCTGTGGGTAGTCACGAAGGACCGGCCGGGGTCGCCGCTCAAGATCGACTTCGCGGTCGCCGCGATCCTGTCCTGGGAAGCGCGCCGCGCCGCGTTGACCGAGGGCGCGAGGCCGGATGGCCCGTCCATTTACGACCAGCGGGCAGCCGCGGGCGTGGAGGCAATCGACGCATGGTGACACTTCGACCCGCTCTCGTGGATCGTCTCGCCGTCCTCTTGGGGGTGGGCCTGGTCGTCGGTGGCGTCGCCATGCTCTCGCCTCCCATTGCCGTCATCCTGTCCGGCGTCTTCCTCGTAGCCGGCGCTCTGTGGAGGGCACGATGAGCAGCATGGTGTCATGGCTCTTGGGTGTGCCCCGGGCCGGCGGGCTCGACCCGCTCGACGACAAGTACTACGACCTCCCGCCCGGGATGCTGTCGCGGGCTGGCCAGCGGGTGTCGGCCGACTCGGCCATGAAGACGAGCGCGGTCTACCGCTGCGTCTCGATCCTGGCGAACGTGCTCGCGATGTTCCCCAAGGGCATGTACGAGAAGCTCGCGGAGGGCCGGCGCCCGGCGCCGGAGCATCCGCTCGATCCAATCATCAGCTTTCGCCCGAACCGCCGGCAGAACGACTTCGAGTTCTGGCGTCAGGTCTGCTACCACCTCGTGCTGCGCCAGAACGCCTACGTGCAGATCGTCCCGGGGCCGACAGGCCGCGGCTGGGTGGGCGGACTCGTCCCGCTGCATCCGGACCGCGTGAAGGGTCCAGAGGAACTGCCGGACGGGTCGTTGCGCTACGAGTACGTGCGGTCGGGCGCGCCTCCGGTGAAGATGATCGGGGACCACGACATCTGGCACCTGAAGGGCCTGAGCGATGATGGGCTGAGGGGCCTCTCGATGCTCGACGCGGCGAACGACTCGATCGGCCTGGCGCTGGCCGGCGAGCGGCACGCGGCCCGCTTCTTCGAGCGCGGGGTGAAGCCGACGGGCGTTTTGCAGCACGAGAAGACCCTGAAGCCGGAGACGGCCGAGGCCATGTCGAAGTCCTTCGGGCTCGTCTACGGTGGTGAGCAGGGCACCGGGAAGATCCCCGTGTTGTGGGAAGGGATGAAGTTTCAGCCGCTCTCCATGACGCTGCGGGATGCTCAGTTCTTGGAATCGCGGAAGTTCTCGGTGGCCGAGATCGCGCGATGGTTCGGCCTCCCTCCCCACATGGTCGGGGACGTGGAACGCAGCACGTCGTGGGGGACCGGCATCGAGCAGCAGGGCCTCGGCTTCCTGATCTACTCGCTGCAGCCGTGGATCACGCTCATCGAGCGGGCAATCCTCTTCACCCTGGTCGTCCAGCCGGAACGGTACTACCCGCGCGTCAACGCGGCGGCGATTCTACGGATGGACGCGAAGGCGCAAGCCGACGTGTTCGCCGTGCTGATCGACAAGGGCGTGCTCAACCCGAACGAGTGCCGGGAACTGCTGGAGCGCAACCCGCGCGAGGGCGGGGACGAGTACGTGGACGTCGCGAAGGAACCGGCGGCGCCCGGAGTGCAGACGGTGCCGGCGCCAGACGATCCCCCCGACGAGCCGGACGAGGATGACGCCGAGGATGCTACCGCCCAGGCACTCGCCACCGCGCGCGGGCTCGCGCAGGCGCGGGCGCAGGAACTACTGGCTGAGGAGTACCGCGGGTTGGTTCGGCTAGCGAAAGAGCATGCAAACGACTCGGACGCCTTCCGGGTTGCCGTCGCGCGTTTCTACGGTCACTTCGCCGGGCGGGTATCGGCGGCGCTCGCTTGCGACAGGTCTGAGGCGAAGGCATGGTGTGAGACCAGGCGCGGCTTGGTGCGCCCTCGGACTCTCGCCGGTCAACAGAAAGCGCAGAACGAAGCGGCCGCGGTCCTTGTGGCCTTGGCCTTGAACAACGGAGGCGCAACATGCTCTCTCTGATTCACGCCGTAGCGGGTCGTCCCTGGGCGATCCGTGCGGAGATCGCGTTCCACGTCCGCGGGATGCTCGCGAAGGAGGGCATCGCCGGGCTGCGGCACCTGGCCGAGCTCAAGGAGGAGATCCACGCGCGCGATGGCCGGATGGCGGGAGGCCCGGGGCGGCCCGGCGGCTCGACGGTCGCGGTGATCCCCGTGATCGGCACCCTGACGCAGCGGACACAGGCGATCGGCAGCGCGGAGACGCGCTCCACCGCGGACGTGGCGGCCGAGGTGCGCGCCGCGGCTCTGGAGCCATCGGTCGACGGGATCGTGCTGGAGGTCGACTCGCCGGGCGGGGAGGTCTTCGGGGTGCCGGAGGCGTGGGCCTCGATCCGCGAGTCCGCGCGCATGAAGCCCGTGGTGGCGCACGCGAACAGCGTCGCCGCCTCGGCCGCGCTCTACCTCGCCAGCGCGGCCCGGGAGGTATGGGTGACGCCGAGCGGCCTCGTGGGCAGCGTCGGAGTCTACTCGCTCCACATCGACGCCTCGAAGGCGCTGGAGCAGATGGGCGAGGCCTGGGACTTTATCGTGGCGAGCAAGAGCCCCTACAAGATCGAGGGCAACCCAGCCGGGCCGCTCACGGGCGAAGCGCGCACTCACGCGCAGGACCGCGTGGACGAGTACATGGGGATGTTCCTGCGCGATCTGGCGAAGGGGCGCGGGGTGTCCGAGAAGCACGTCGAGGGCAACTTCGGCGGGGGGCGGATGCTCGGCGCCGCGGAGGCGGTCGCCGTGCGGATGGCCGACTACGTCGGCACGTTCGATCAGGCGATCAAGCGCGCGGCGCAGCTCGCCGCCCCGGCCGGTGCCGGGAGGCCCCGGGCTGAGCTGGCGCCGCTCGTGCCGATGGCCGTGGAAGATCCGGTGGAACTGGCTGCCCGCGCCGCGGTGGCGGGCCTTGGAGGAGTTCGATGAAGCGAATCTGCGCCGTACTGGCCCTCGTGCTGGCTCTTGGGTCGCCCGCGTGGGCGGCTGTCATTTCGGCGGTTCCCCTCGTCGCGGCCGGGGTCAACCTGTCGACCACGCAGACCGGGAACGCGGACTCGACGAACACGATGGACCGCGGCTACACGCTCGGCGGGCCTGTCCTGCTCCGGGTCACGTCCACGATCGGCGCGACGCCCACGGTCACGGTGAACATCCAAGGCTCGATGGACGGGAGCATCTTCTACAACGTGCCGTACTCGCTCATGGCGACGCCGACCACGTGGACCGTGGCGGCGATCACGATCACGACGGCGACGACGAACAACTACATCCTGATGCCCGCGAACCCGTGGCGGTTTCTCAAGGTGGTCTACTCGGCGAACACGAACGTCACCCTGACCACCGACGCATTCCCGACCTGGCCATGACCGCTCGCCAGGAGTTCCGGCAGCACTCGAAGAGCACGCTGCTCCGG